CCTTATGCGGAGCATAACCAGTACGAGGATTTTTCATAAGTTTAAATCCTTTACCAGCTTTCATCCAGTGAAAACCTTTAGGTGCGTCTACTGCTTTTTTCATATCAGCCTCTTCTCTTTACGCCACGTACAAACTTCTGAGACTTAGGAGGACTTTTCTTAGAACCGCTAGGTCCAGCCCAGAAAAGTTTATCTGCCCAGTAAGCTGCACTTGTTTTACCTCTGGCAATATTCTTACCATGTCTTGCTTTAAAAGATTTACGAGCTTCAGGGGAATAGTTGTGTCCCATCTTCTGATCGCCAAATCTAATAATTTTAATACCACCATTATTACTTACAGCAACAATACCTTTTTTAGTAGGATGGTCTGGTGTACGCTTCGGTTTGTTCAGACCGCTTAATCTATAGCGTTTAAGTTTTTTCTTATCAGAATCAGATAAAGCCATTATTTTTTCCTACAGTTAGTATTCTTATATTTTTCTACCATATAGTTACAAAACTCAATCCAGTACTCGTCCCAATTTTTATAATCTTTTTCTATAGGACGTTCTATATCCCAATTTATTCCTACTTCTTCAGGAAGACTATTAAAATTAGTTTCCACGAGTTTCGACACCAAAGCCTCTTTGCGCTGCGCGTTTACGAGTAGATGATTTTTTAGTATTCTTCATAGTGGCTCCAACGCGACCACCTTTTTTAGCGCCGCCCAGTGTGTCATAGATCATTTCTTCTTCAGTCATGTCGTAGTCACTAAGCCCACGTTTTCTTCTTTCTGCTGTGGCTCGATCACCCGCTACCTTAATAGAATCAAAAGCACGTTCTAGCATATTCATATCTTTACGTCTATTTTTTTCAGAAAGATTGTACATCTTATCAGCATCAGGTGAAGCAAAAGCTTCTGCATATTCATCCACAGTTTCTTTAGAACGAGGTGTTACACGCAATGGTGCATCTGAACCACGAGGAGTATTTTTTAAAGTTCGTTTAGACTGTGCCTGTACTTTTTTTGCAGTAGTAACAGCTTTATTAGACGGCTGTTCTTGCATTAACATACCTGCTGTTTTGACAGGCCCTCCAAAAACATCAGGACTACGGCTTTGACTTAAAAAAGTTTGTTTAGCTTTTTCTTTAATTTTAGCTTGGGTTCTTGGGCTTATGTTGCTGCTTCTACCTACTGCTGATTTAGTTGCAATTTTTTCTAGTTGATTGACAGCTTTTGTAATAGGAGAGCTTGATGCTGTAGCTAACATGCCAGCAGAAGCTTTATCAATTTTTTCAATATCTTTTTCTACGTTAGCTTTAAGTCTTTTTTGAGTTTCTAAAGTTGGGCCTTTAAATTTACCGCTTTCTATTCTTTTATTAATTCTATTAAGTTTTTTTAATAGACTTCTTGTTTTCATTTCAGAAATATTATCACTAATGTTTCTAAGATCGCCACCTTTATACTTAGCCATTTTAAGATGCTCCCTTATCTTTATAACAGGCAGCAACAAGTCGCTCGCCTACACTACCGCCGCTTTTACGATACATTGTATTTCCACCACCCATACGCTTCATGACTTTACCGCCATATGCTTTTTTAGTAGGTGCTTTAGGTTTAGATCGAGGAGAAGGCTGTCTAGGTTTTCTAAGATCAGTAGTATACTTTTTACCTTCAAACGTAAAAGTTTTCTTACCTTCACGCCTAGCTTGACGAAAAGCTTTTTCAAAAGCAGTCTGACCTTGTTTTTTAGTTTTAGGTGTATCTTCTACTTTAGGCGCTTCTTTTGCTTGGGCAATTTCGCCTTTATCTGAAAGAGCACTAGCAGCACCAACCCCCGCAAGTGCAGCAGTTCCTATAGCACCTGTTCTTAATCTCCTAGCAGCTTTTGCGTCAGACCCGCTTAAACCAGATAGTTTGCCAGTAGCGCGATTTCTTGTAGCCGATCCAGTTCTTCTTCCTTTTGTGCCGCCTTTAAAGGCTACCTCTGTAATGTCTTTTGCTCTTTGTCCTGTAGATTTTGTACCAGTATATCTTTTACCACCAGCAACGTCTAATATTTTTTTTCCTATTCTACCTGCAATAGCCATAATTACTCTCCAGCTTTTTCTGTATAAATAACTTTTTCATCCATAGAATAATCTACAACTACATTCTCAGGTTTGCCTACAACAGATGGACCTTTACGTGCAGCACCGAAACCCTGACCAGTAGGCTTGCCAGTAATAGCATCAAGGTCAGCAGGATAGGCTAGCAAACTGTGCGGCCCTCTTAAATAAGTCTTCTTCATGATTTTCTCCTTCTTCCCTTTGCAGCCATTGCAGCCATTTTTTTAGCACCGTACTTTTTTCTTCCAATGTATGCTGCTAAAGCTTTAGGGTTTCTAGCCCCACGTTTTTTTAATTTAGAAACTGTTTGTTTAAATCGTTTACCAGAACCAAGCGGCGGTTTCTTTTTCTTTCGGCCACCCTTAGTAACTTGCTGTCTAATGCTGGCGCGACTTGTAACCATTATACTTTAGTATAACCTGAGTCAACAATATTTTGACCACCACTATTAGCTTTAATAACGCCGCCGCCTTGCTTATAAATAATGCCACCCTTTTTATATTTCATTACTTTACCACCGCCTTTAGCATATCCCATATCATTTCGTACTTGTGTGGGAAGTTTAGCAAGACCTTTGTTACCAGCAGGAACATTTTTAAGAGGGCCACCAGCTTCACGATACATTACTTTACCGCCACTCTTTTTCTTTTCAGCATCTTTTAAAGCTTTTTGATAGGCACTCTCAAGGTTTTTGCCACTTAATCCAGCAGCCGTGTTCAAACCAATGTCTTGGACATCAACAATAAAGTTTCGTTTTTGTTCATCAGTTCTTTTCTGTGATGTTTGCGAAGAGTTTTTACTAGTAGTTTCTTTCATTGGTAACATTAGCTTGCTCCTTGTATAAGTGTGTCGGGTCCACCAGCAGGACTAGCAGCGATTTCCATATCGTCTTGTCTAGTTCTACGTGCCTGATTACGAAGTGATGTGATTGCGTTATCATACTGTCCCTGCCAAACTGGAAGAGTAGCCCAGTCTTTCATGTACATAGTGGCTTCTAACATACAACCATAGAACAAAGCATTGTAGCAATACTCACTGTAATAGTTTGAAACCGTCACACTTGTACCTGTTGCCGAAGCAAGAGCTAAAGGTCGTGACGCTGTTTGAACAATACCTGACAAAGTTGATGTAGGTGTTGGTACGATGTAAATTGATCCATTCGTTTTCCGTGAATAGTAACGGGGAGTTCCTGTAGATGTAGCAATAGGCCAGTAGTCTGTAGCATACTCATAAGTTCTTAGTAACAAGTTTACCTTTGAAGAGGCTGGAACTCCAGTTACACTGACACTTGTGGTGTAGTTTACATTACGAACAATACGCACTCTATCATTAAGTGCGATACTGGCATTAGTTGCTACATATGAAATAGCGGTATACTCATCTAAACCAACATCGTCTAAATCTTTAGTAAGACGTAGTTCTGTTTTTTCAATCAACTTAGGAATCTGATCCGCAAACTCAGTCGAATCATTCTCAGTTGTATTAATAATGTCAGTCTTCAGATAAGAATAAGAAGGCATATCAGCCTACATATAATGTAATCGTAGGAGCCATAGCAGCAGTACCTGATGTCGCTACACTGAGTACACCATAAACACCAACACCCATATCTCCAATATACATATCGTTAGAATCTAAAGCACCAACACGATATCGAATAGCCGTACCCTTGGCAGTCTTATTAGTAATCTGATTTGCACCAGTAATTACAACTTCACCAGCAATAGTTGAGTAAGTATGAATAGCCATGACACGCACTGTCTGAGGAACTGGTCCACCACCATTTGCTCCAACAGTTAAATTACTGTCTACATATCTAAAGCCATTAATAATAGCACCGTCGCTACTTACATTTTGAGCAACTTTAATATTTGTACCCATATTTAATTCCTTTATAAATAAAGAGTCGAAGGAGAAAGCAACATTTAGCCGCTCTCTCCTTCTATCTTAATTAACCTGCGCTACCGAAGAAGCCACGCCAATCAGAGACACCGAAGCTATAACGCTCCCGAGCCTTAAATCGGATGTTTCCAGTATCGAAGTCAGGTTCCATCTTCGTCTGAAGCGGAGTACGAACAAACATTTTAGTGCCGTTCGGAACATCCGTCTTGACAAACCACGCATCAGTGTCGGTAAACCGACGATTGATGTAGTA